ACTGAAAGTTTCTTTAAACAAGATTCTTCCAGAATCTAAAAAATCTAGATCAATCGAAGTTAAATAATCTTTAACAATCAACAACATGAGTAGGGCGCTCTGCGCCCTGCTTGTAAATAATATGATGAAAATATTTAAATTTTTTGAAAAATGGGGCTATGTTCGAGCGATCAATCGATTAAAACGACAAGGACTCCAAAAATACACTAAAAACCTGAGAATTTAAAATTCCAGCGCGCTACGCGTACGAGTCCTACATTTTCTGAGACATAATACTGTAAAACATGGTGGTCGTTGGTTTAACGGTCAAATGAAAATATAGAGATTCGGAATACCGAACCAACTGCGCTCGTTAAAGCAGGACACCACCATATGCCCACTGGATCTCACTTCCGGTCTCTATTCATAAAATTCTATATCCATTCTTTTAATTCTTCACCCATAATTTCAGTAGCAATATTAATTTTCTTTCTTAAAGCTTTTACAATTCTTTCATCGACCGTATCTTCACAAATTATATCAACATAGGTCATAGGTTTTTCTTGTCCTATTCTATCTATTCTTGCTTCGGACTGCTGACGCTTCTCTAGGTCATATCCGTTAGAATAGTAAATCATGGTACTGGCAGCCGTCAAAGTTATCCCATAGCCACCCGTAGAAGGGGTTCCAACAAGAAACCGGCAACTAGGGTCCTCTTGAAATTTCGTTATATTGCCCTGTCTTTCATTATTTGGTGTTTTACCATAATAGTCTACAACGGAGTTATCGCCGTATTCTTTTTTAATTTCTTCTATAACGGTGTGAACATCGTGTTGGTAATGAGCCCATATAACTGCTTTACCCTCTACCTCATCTAGTAGATTCATTAATTCACTTAGTCTATTATTCTTAATTGTTTGTGTAGAACCATCATTAGCTTTAAAATGACCACATGTGATTTGGTGTAGTCGCATTAATTGAGATAATGCATTAGCCGTTGTTAATAGCTTTCCATTTAACTGGGCCAACGCCATTTCTTTCATTTGTTTGTATACTTTTTCTTGTTCCGCACTTAAGGTTATAACTCTTTTCATAAAGGTTTTTTTAGGTAAATCCAGACAGTCGTCTTTTAATACTCTGTAAGAAAAGGGTTTTAGTTTATCGGATAATTCTCCTAGATTTTTATAGCCCACAACTATTTCAATCGATCTTCCATTGAAATTAGCCTTACGCATAATGGCGTATCTAGTTCTAAAGGTATAATACGAAGAATGGTCTAATAGAAATTCATCTAAATATTCACACTGCTTATATAAATCCAAAGGACTTTTTGTCACAGGGGAACCGGTTAAAATTCTTCTATACTTAGCATACTTACCTAAAGAAACTATATTTTTGGTTCTTTTGGCTCCTGGATTTTTAATAGTCGTAGATTCATCAATAGCCATATAGGTGTTATGGGAATTTAAAAATCTTGCCGCAAAATCGACACCTTTTTTTGTACTAAATGCTTCAACATTCATTATTAGAATGTGTAAATCATGTCCCGGTTTAAACAATGTATCTAACAACTTTTGTTGTTTTTGATTAATCATTGCTTGCCACAGAACTGTTGTAGGTTTTATATGAGTGGCTAAATGGGTTGGTATTTCTTGAGAATACCAATTTTTATACACACCTTTGGGTGCAATAATTAAGGCACCGTTGATTTTACCATTATCATAAAGCATGGCAATATTATCAATGGCAACTTTTGTTTTACCCGTTCCCATTTCCATAAAGTACGCGAATATTTTTTTATTCCACGATTTTTCCAACGCAGTAGTTTGATGTGCGTATGGCTTAGTTTTAAATTTATAATTCATAATATTTTTTCTACTTTCTAGTTGACAATATATACATTCGATACTATATTGTCAAGTATGAAAGACAAAGCGATAGTATATGTTATTCAAGAAATCCCAGGTACCCGAGAGGGCAGACCTAAAATTAATATTATGGGGGCTCAGAAATTTGGTGATATTAAAGTATTACTAAAAGAAGACTCTCAAATAATTTTTAGTCCTGGTCCTATAATTTTTTCTTTAAGACAAAAATTAAAAGATTTTAAAGAAGAAGATTATTTACTACTTACAGGCGATCCGGCGATCATTGGCGTTGCATGTTCAGTAGTATCGGATATAACTAATGGTAAATATAATTTACTAAAATGGGACCGACAAGAAAGAATGTATTATCCAATTAAAATCAATCTATATGAGAAAGGAAAAATAGATGAATAGTGCCTTAAAAATGTCATATTGTATTTATATAATAGAAATAAATGAAAGGAAAAATAGATGAGTAATAAAAAATATAAATTAAAAGAAAGATTAAAAGCTATGGAAAAATGGATTGAACATTTTTTAGAGGTAGAAAAACATAGATCAATTTCTAAAAAAGCTCTTAAAGCTCTTAACAAGGATAAACCTATTTTAGGATTTATTTTTAGAATTATATACCTGCCTACTAGAATTTGGGATTTTATTTCTGATATAATTTGGTGGAATAGATATCGTAAATGTTGCAAGGAAGTAGAGTTTATAAAACAGGAGTTAAAAAATTATGAATGAAAATCTACAAAATATGTTTGTTGAGGATGCACCTCAACAAGTAAATGAACTAGAAAATGTTAGAAGTCTTTCTAACTACGTAATTGATCTTCAGAAATTAGAAGAAGAAATAACTAAAGAAGAGTCTCTTTTAAAACAAAAAAAAGAGAGAGCAGATAAAATTTCTGCAGAAGTTATTCCTGAAATTATGGAATCTATGAAATTAAAGACTCTTAAACTTCAAGATGGCTCTGCCATAGAAGTTAAAGAAGTTTACAGCGCAACTATTCCTGTAGCAAACAGGGAGGGCGCTTACCAATGGCTTCGAGATAATGACCTGGGTGATCTTATTAAAAATGAGATTACTGTTTCCTTTGGTCGTGGCGAAGATAACAAGGCGAGTGAATACACTAGCCTTGCAGAGAGTAAAGGATATCAACCTTCACAAAAACTGAAAGTTGAACCTATGACTCTTAAAGCACTGTACAGAGAGCGAGTTGAAGCAAAGCAAGACTTGCCTTCTGAACATTTTAACCTGTTTAAGGGAAACAAAACAAAAATAACAAGGAACAAATAACATGACACAAGAAACAAGTGACGTTACTATAAAAAAAGAAGGTAACTTACCGGCAAACATTGATTTTATTAGTGATGCTGGGGCAGGACTTGAGAATATAGATAAAGGCGATTTAGCCTTACCTTTTCTTAAGTTATTACAATCTGGTTCGGATGAGACTAAAAAGAAACATGCGAACTATGTTGAAGGAGCAGAAGCTGGAATGTTTTATAATACAGTTACAAAAAAACTGTATAATGGTGAGAAAGGTATTGAAGTAATACCTTGCTACTATAAATTAACATATCCAGAATGGGCACCTTTTGAGAGAAAAGAAGGTAGACCAGTTAGCCCTGATAGAGGTCCAGAAGTTTTAGCTAAAACTAAAAAGGATACTTCAGGTAAAGATGTTTTGGATAATGGTAATCAAATTATCAAAACAGCTAATCATTTTGTAATCATCAATGGGGAGAAACCAGAAAAAGCTTTAATGGCTATGAAATCTACTCAATTAAAAGTGAGCAGAGGTTGGAACTCTTTGATGCAAGATCAATTTGAAACGGATCCTAAAACAAACAAAAACGTACCTGCGCCGATGTTTTCTAGAATTTATAAACTATCTTCTGTTGAAAACTCTGGCAGTTTTACTTGGCACGGATACAGAGTATCTTTGGTAAGAAAAGTGGATGATGCTAGCCTTTATCAGTTAGCAAAAGAATTCCATAGCTCTTTAAAAAAGAGTAGCGCTGCGGCAGAAACAAAAGAAGAATCTAATTACTAGTTTTTTCTTGAGGAAAATAGGGCGAGGAAAGCGAGAGTGGAACTCGCCCGAAACCAGGGACCGTTATGGAAAAAGAATTTATAGAATTATTTAAAGGATATGAAGGTGATTTTGGCATGGCCGACATGTCAAAGACAGAACTCGATTCAGAAAAAAATAAAATAAAACCAAATTACGAATGGGCAGGTAGACCTGTCGCATCAGACGATTATAGAAATCATTTACAAGGAAGAAAATCAATTGGAATCCAACCATGCAGAATAGATAAAACTGCACAATTTGGATGTATAGATGTTGACCCACCAGATTATGGATCATTTAAAGTTGAACACTACTTAGCATTATTTCAACAATATAAATTACCGTTAGTCCCCATATTATCTAAGAGTGGTGGTTTACATTGTTATGTTTTTTTAAAAGAACCTATTCCAACTATTGATTTAATAGAGGCATTAAAAGCCTTTCTACTGCCTCTAGGATTAAAACCAACTACTGAGGTTTTTCCTAAACAGAAAGAATTACAGAAGGATGACAAAGGCGACATAAAACCAGGAAACTTCATTAACCTACCTTACTATAACAACGGACAATCCAATCGATACGCTATAGATAAGAATAATTCTAAACTATCAGTAGAACAATTTATAAAATTTGCTAACGAATCTAAAGTAGATAAAGAAACATTAGATAAACATGTAGAAGAAGCTCACAGAAATATATTACTAGGAACCGATCCTGAATTTGACGATGGTCCTCCATGTCTAGCACGCTGTTCTATATCTAAACTAGATGATGGCAGAGATCGATTTATGTATAATTATATGGTCTTTGCTAAAAAGAAATATAAAGACAAATGGCCGGATCAAGTATCAAAAGCGAACTATAATTATTTATCAGACCCTTGGGATAGATCAAAACTAGATTTAAAAATTAAAGCCTGGAAAGGTGAAACCGCAGGACATACTTGTTATGAGGACCCTATAAAAGACAAATGTATGCGAGGTCTTTGTTATAAAAGACCTTTTGGTGTTAAATCAGATAGCATTTCTGTGTTCCCTGAGATTCAAGATTTTGAAATGATAGCTTATGCAGAACCTGAATATAGATTTAATGTCATTATGCCCAATGATGACAAGACTCAAGTTATTATTCCCAACAGTAAATCAATGGTTCGACAGACAGAGGTATTAATGTATGTATTTGAACAGACAGGTGTTTATTTTGAACCCCTTAAACCAAAAGACTTCAGAGCAAAAATAAATGAGTGGCGTAAGAATGGACAAAAGATTACTCCACCTAAAGGAACTTCAACTGAAGACAGACTGGAAGAAGCACTATTTCAATATTGTATACACGGTCCACAAGCACAAAAAAGAGTACAGATTCATAATGGATCATGTTTTACTGAGGAAGGGTTTCATTATTTTAAATTTACTTCTTTTATTGACCACCTAGGTAATGGTTGGAATATTCCACAAGATAAAATTGCACAAAAATTAACGGATAAATGTAAAGTAATCTTCAATCTCTCATTCAATGTAGAGGGCAAGACCCTTAAAGTGTGTAAAGTGGCTCAATTACATGTGGATAAAATAGAATACAAACCGGTAGAAAGGAAAGGAGATAATTATTAATGGCAAGATACAAAGTTATAGGTCCTCCAGGAACTGGAAAAACAAGAAGACTTTTAAATGAAGTACATAAATATGTTCAACAAGGTACTCCACTAGATCAGATAGGATACTTTGCTTTTACTCGTAAGGCCGCCGGTGAAGCACGAGACAGATTTTTAGATAAAAATAAAAATCTTACTAAAAAAGATATAAAATATTTTCAGACATTACACTCATTAGCTTTTAATAATCTCGGACTTAAAGAAGAGAATGTAATGCAGGAGGAAAACTATCTTTCAATCGGAGAAAGCTGCGGCATTCAAATTAAATATGCAACCCATGAAACTAATAATTTTAATGGAATTTTTTCTTCAAGCAGCGAATACTTAAGTCTTATTAATTTAGCTAGGGTAAAACAAATTCCAGCAGAGGAACAATTTGATTTAAACGAACATTTAACCTGGATCACAAGAGATAAACTTACTGCTATTGAAAAAGAAATAAATAATTATAAAAAAACATTTGGATTAATTGATTTTACCGATATGATTTCTAAATTTTTAGACCAAGATCCATTAAAGCTCCCTAAATTTAAGGTCATCTTTGTTGATGAAGCACAAGATTTATCCCTCATTCAATGGGCTATGATTAAAAAAATAGAAAAAGATACAGAATGTGATGTATGGATTGCAGGAGACGATGATCAAGCTATTTTTGGATGGGCCGGAGCAGATGTAGATTCATTTATTAACTGGGAATCCAGAGAAATTTTATTGGACCAATCTAAAAGAGTTCCTAGTTTAATACAGGCCAAAGCTTTAGAAGTTATTAATCGTATTTATCATAATAGAATACCTAAAAATTATTTACCTAAAGATATTCCAGGAAATATTTATCAACATTATAAATTAAATGACATTGATTTAACCGAGGGGGATTGGTTAATTTTAACTAGAACCAAATCTTTGCTGAAGGCAATTCCTCCTTTTTTAAAAAGAAAAGGCTTCTATTTTAATACAGCACAAGGGAATAGTATAGGAAAAAGTCTGCATGAAGATATTTTAAATTGGGAAAAAATAAAAAACGGTGAATCTATACCTGAAATTCAACAGCAAAGAGTTATGGAGAATATGCATCACAAGGAAGTAGATTTTAGAGGTAGTTGGTATGATGTATTTAATAAAGTTTCTAATACTAAAAAAGATTATATGAGAGCCATGCTTCTTAATAAGGAAGATCTTTCTAAAGGACCTAGAATAAAAGTTTCAACGATTCACGGGGCTAAAGGTGGAGAGGCAACTAATGTAGTTTTATTTTTAAATCAAACGACGAATACTATCAAAGGTGTAAAAAAATCACAAGCGAAAGAAGAAGAAGAATTCAGAGTTTGGTATGTAGGAATTACACGAACAATGAAAAATTTATATTTAATAAAATGTAAAAACAAATCAAAGGAATTTAAAATATGAGAAATGAACAATTAACTTTATTTGAACAACCAGTAATAAGTAGGACATTAGATAATCATCTTCTTGTACCTAAAAAATTAGAAACCTTTATGCCAGAAATTGTACCGGATAAATATATTATATATCCAACTGGGGGTTTGCATCTTTTTCATAAACACGCACCCAAAGGTTCTATCTACACAAAACCTATTTGGCCTTTTATAACGTCTAGTAGTGGACATAATAAAGTTAAAAGGGTTGCTATCTATTTTTCGGACGCAACTAATTATATGATGGTAAGTCTTGTTGATAAAAATCATCCTCAAACTTGTCCTAAAATGCTACATGTTATTGTAGCAAACGCCTATGTTTGGAATGCAGATCCTATAAAATATTACCAAGTATCTCATAAAGGAGATGATAAATGTAATTACTTACCTGACAATCTAGAACATACAACAGGAAGCGGCAACCATACCGGAAAAAAGAACAAGAGACTTTCTAGCAGAGAGGAAGATTATCTATTTGCGAAAGCTAGAGGTTTTATATTATGAAAAACCCATACGATAAACAAATCGGCGGATCACACTATCAGCAATTTAAAATTCAACCGAGTAAATTTGTAATTGAAAATGAGTTGCTATATCCTGAAGGATGCATTATAAAATATATCTTGAGACACAGATTGAAAGGAAAAAGACAAGATTTAGAAAAAGCAATTCATTTTATAGAAATGATTATTGAAAGAGATTATGGAGATGAAACAGAAAAAAGTCAAATCTTTGAATCTAAAATAAACAACCAACAAAAAGGAATAAATAAAAATGTTTGAAGCACAGACAGAATGGGTTAAGCCCGACGAATTTCCAGACTTAAGACAAGCCGATACTATTGCAATAGATTTAGAAACACA